GGGTTCGATGTTGTAGATTTGAAAACATGAGTAGCAACAGGAAAACGATCGCACTAAAGACCTTACAAGGCTCTGAACGCCCTAATAGACGGGTAGTTCCGATGAAAACCGAACTTTTAGAAAAGCCTGAACCTGTGTTTGAGTTAAGTGTTGAAGAAAGGAAGTTCTACAACGATTTAGTCAATCACTTAGACACGTATGGCTTGCTACACAAAGTAGACTCCATCGGTTTGTCGCTTCTTGCCAAGAATATCGCGATCATGAAATGGTGCGCTGACAACTTGAGAGGGCCACATGATGTAGTCCAGGTTTTTGAGAATGGCACGAGCAATGTGAGCGGTATGTACACTGCTTTTACAAAGGCTCAAGCCAGCTTCCAATCGCTAATGTCAAAGTGGGGGCTTAGTCCTGTGGATCGAGAGAAGATTGCGGGTATGCTTTTAGACCAAGAAGAAGACGAGTACGAGACGTACAAGAATGCCTAACATACCGAAACGTGAAAAGAAAAGACCTTGGAAGGTTGCTAAGAAATCTCGTAAGCCACAAGGCGGACGAAGACACGATCCAGATCCGCGATACCACACACAACAGTGGCAACGAACAAGGAGGTTGGTCATACAACGAGACCCTGCCTGCGTGTTGTGCCTGCAACTTGGCCGCATCACAGAGACCTCCGTTGCCGACCACGTCATCCCAGTACGAATGCGGGATGGTCAGGACGACCACTTCTACGACATCGATACCATCAGAGGTCTATGTAAAAAGTGTCACGCACGAGTATCAGGACGACAAGCACACGGGAAAGCATGAATATACCATATGTCAAATATGCAGAAGACGTTTTAAATCATGATATCGTTTCGTGCCGTCAAGTTGAATCTGCTTGTCAGAGATTTGCTGAAGATATAGGCGGGAACGAAAACTATTGGTTTGATCACCAAGAGGCGCAGAGGTACATCGACTTCTTTGAAAAATTCTTAAAGCATAGTAAAGGTGTGTTTGCTGGCAAGAGTTTTAAGTTACTACCGTGGCAGCAATTTGTAGTCGCTAATTTGTTTGGGTGGAAAAGTATTGAGACAGGCAACCGCAGATACAGAACTGCCTATATACAGGTAGGTAGAAAAAACGGAAAGTCTACTATGCTTAGTGGAATTGCCTTGGCCATGTTAGACTTTGATCAGGAGCAGGGAAGCGAAGTCTACTTTGCAGCTACCAAACGCGATCAAGCCAGGATTTGCTTTGACGAAGCAGCGCGTATGGTCAAGAGTAGCCCATCACTAAGCAAGCGGATTGGTGTGCATCGCGCGAATATGCACGTTCACAAAACAAATAGTAAGGCTGAACCGCTGAGTAGCGACAAGAATAGCCTTGATGGTTTGAATGCGCACCTTGCCGTAGTGGACGAATACCACGCACACCCTACTTCTGACGTATACAACGTCCTGAAATCAAGCATGGGTAGTCGCACACAACCCTTAATGTTCACCATTACCACTGCCGGATTCAATGTAGATGGCCCATGCTATAAGCTAAGTCAGACCTGCAAGGAGGTTTTAGACGCAAAGAAGAGCGACGATAGCCTATTCAGTATGATTTACGAGCTGGACGAAGACGATAATTGGCAAGACCCTGATGTTTGGATCAAAGCCAATCCCAGCTTAGGTCATAGCATAACGGCTGAGTATTTGCAGCAGCAGTGTCAGCAAGCCAAGAACTATGGTGGTGCTGAGGAGGTAAACTTTAAGACAAAGCACTGCAATATATGGGTGCGCAGTAGTGAGAGTTGGATTAGCGACGAGATATGGCAGAAAAATGATTTGGGTACACCAAATATTGACGCTGAAACACCATGTTATGGAGGTTTGGATCTGGCTTCGGTAAGCGATTTCTGTTCATTAGTGCTTGTTTTCCCGCGTGGAGATGGCGGATATGACACAAAAAGATTCTATTGGCTACCTGAAGAAGCTATAGAACGAAGACTGTTTAAGGACGAAAGCACCATATACATGGATTTGCGCCATGCAGACGAGGTGACTGTGACACCTGGGAACGTAACTGACTACGATTACATCCGCAGATGCATCAGTGGATACTACGTTGAGGACGGCATGGTGAAATGGGACGAGGACTGCATTATGAAGACATACAACCTGAAGAGTATCGCTTTTGACAGATACAACAGCAGCCAATTGATCATAAACCTCACACACGATGCTGTAGAGATGTCTCCTATGGGTCAAGGCTACATTAGTATGTCTCCACCGATGAAAGAAACCTATCGTTTGCTGTTAGAGAACAAGCTAAATCACGAAGGCGACCCTACATTACGTTGGATGGCAGGTAATTTAGAGGTAACTTACGATGCGGCAATGAATTGCAAACCCGATAAAAGTAAGTCTCAAGATAAAATTGATGGCATTACTGCCTTAATTTGCGCTATCGGAGAGGCAATGACGGAAGAGCAAGAGGAGCAATTTCCAGAAGATTACACAATGCGGTTTTTATGACTTGTGAAGAGAAGCTAAGATTGGCAAAAAAACTCAGTAGCGCTGAGGGATTTGTTGACGAATATCAAAGCCGATTAGCCTCTCACAAAAAAAACGTAGAAGCCTACTGGTCAGTAGAAGAAGACTTCTATGATCTGTTTGGCAGAAACCGATATAGCTGCTATCAATCTTTCCACACGATTCTTCGTCGAATATTGAGAAGAAATCGAACAACGTAGCATATAAAGATCAGGAAATGATCTAATATTGCCTTTATGGCTGAAAACAAGAGTTTATTGGGCAGGCTTAGAGACGCTGTATCGCCACCAAAGAGCGAGGAGCGCAATTTTGATCCTGCATTTCAGTACCCTTGGACTCCTACGCAATCAGGCGTGGCAATGACTAAGGACAGCGCTCTGGCTGTAAGCGCAGTATATGCCTGCATAAACAAGATATCAAGCACTATTGCAAGTCTTGATTTGCACCTTTATCGCAATGAGTCCGGTGTTAAGACTGAGGTAACCGATCACCCAGCTTACCTTTTATGCGATAGCGAGCCAAACGCTTACTACACAGCATTTCAGTTTTGGCAATTCATTATCAGTGACGCACTCATGCATGGACATGGGTACGCGATCATTGAGCGCGATCAAAATGGTCGTCCAAAGAGGTTGCTACTAACAAGCCCAAACAGCATTAAGTCAATGGATGTGCAAGGCAGACGTATTTACGTTTATGCTGAGACTGATGAGCCATTGTACAATGAAGACGTGCTTTGTATTGAGGCGTTTCGCGGGATCAGTCCAATACAAGAGCATATTGAAAATATTGGTTTAGGTTACGCAGCCCAACAATACGGAGCAAGCTTCTTTGGTAGCGGAGGTAACATGAGCGGTGTCCTAATGACGGACAAGCAACTTAGTGAAGATCAATACCGCAGATTGAGCAGCACTTGGCAGACCAAATACCACGGCATGAATAGCAGTCACGCTACAGCCATCTTGGAAGCCGGACTGAAATACGAGCGAGTAGGGATTCCGCCAGATCAGAGTCAGTTCTTAGGAGTACGGAAGTATCAGACTGAGGAGATTTGCCGTATATTTAATGTACCTACAAGTATGGTACAGGTGGGTGACCAAAAGTACAGCAACGTAGAGCAGCAAGACCTTTTCTTTGCCAAACACACACTACATCCTTGGTTAGTTTCTATTGAACAAGAGATGAATCGCAAGCTACTTTTGCCCGCTGAGAAGAAGAAACATCAGTTTAAGTTCGACATGATGTCTTTGATGCGCGGAGATATGGCATCTCGATCAGCTTATTATCACACTTTGTTGGGTGACGGCTGCTTAACAATAAACGAGGTTCGCGGATTAGAAGGACGAAATTCAATTGAAGGAGGTGACCAAAGCCTTGTTCAAGTGAATCAACTGCCTTTAACATCAATGCAGGCTTACGCAAACTCTATTACCAACGACGATGGCAACGATGAAGCAGTATGAAGAGCTGGTGTTCAGGTGTAATTAATCGCGAAGACAATGAGTGATATTAAAAAAGACGATTTAGAAGTACGCAATCTTGACAATGAGATTCGTATGTACGGTGACGACGAAGAGAAGCGCGTAGAGGGTTACGCTGCTGTATTTAATCAAAGCACACAATTGGGCAATGTCGAAGAAGTCCTCATGCCAGGTGCGTTTGAGGATCGCCTAAATGACGATGTTGTTGCTTTGTTTAACCATGACCAAAATATGCCATTGGCTCGCAGCCGTAATGGAGAAGGCACATTGAAGTTAGAGGTTGATGAGGTAGGTCTTCGATATAGCTTCTCATTAGGCAACCAAACATATGCTCGTGATCTAGCAGAATCCATCAAACGTGGTGACGTTAGCGGTAGTAGCTTTGGCTTTGTAGTCCGAGAGGACGAATATGAGCGCAAGAGTGACGGAGGCTACTTGCGCAAAATCCATAAAGTATCTCGCCTTGCAGATATTTCACCCGTCTTAACACCAGCTTACCCACAAACTTCGGTTGCCCTTCGTGACGCTATCAGCGCAATGGAAGAGCAGGTCGATGTCCCTGAACAAAATACCCCGCCTACGTTGACCCCGAAGAGGAACATCGCGGAGGCACTTCTTTCTATTCATCATCATAATTTAAACCAATGAAAAACTCATTGAAATTTAAGGAAGAGCGGGCCTCTCATGTCGCAGAACTGGAGGCTCTCGTCGAAACGGCAAAAAGTGAAAGCCGAGATTTCACTGAAACTGAAGAGTCTCGCCAAGCGGAACTGAACACTTCTATCTACTCCTTGGACGACAAGATCGCTCAAGCTGAGAAGACTGAAGAGATCATGTTGCGATCGGTAGCAGGAGCAGCATCAAAGTCCCAAGAGGCTGAGATGGAAAGCCACGCCAAGCAGTATAGCTTGCAAGATGCCATTAGCCAATTCCGTAACGGAAGCAAGCTAACGGGTCGTGAGGCTGAGATGGCTCAAGAGGCTCAAAAGGAGTTTCGTGAGGCAGGCATTACACCAACGGGTCACATCCAGATCCCAATGGGCTTGACACATCGTGCTACTTCTGTCTTTGCTACTACAACAGGTACTCAAGAGCAGTCAGTATTGGCAGGTCTTGTCCCTGAGTCGCAAATTGAGCAGGCAGGTGCTAATCGTATTACCGGAGTATCCGGGACAGTACGTTTGCCAAAGCTACCTTCTGACGCAACTGCTCCGAAAGGTGAGAACGTAACAATGGCTGCTGGATCAGCAATGGGTGTTACTGACATCGCTCCTGAGCGTATCGCTTCTCGCATTGATGTATCGAACCAAATGTTGGTTGCTTCAACTAACACATTTGACGCTGTTGTAGCTTCTCAGTTCCGCAAGCACAGCGGTGGATTGCTCGACGCTAAGGCGTTTGCAAACTTCGTAGCCGCAGGCGCTTTAGTCCTGCGACCAACTACAGCCGCTGCCGTTTGCCCACAAATTGATTATGCTTCTGCTAACGCGTTGCTTGGTGCAATGGGTGATGCTGACGCGCTGTCTAATAACGCTGTGTTCTTCGGCAACCACGCTAACCTTGCAACTGCACGTTCACAGCAAGCTGTGACTAACGGTGGTATCCCAACATTGCAAAATGATGGCACTATCGCAGGATACAAGGCTTACGGATCTAGCCAAATGCTTGCCGCTTTGTTGACTGAGACAGCTGTCGATACTCAAGGTGAGATTTATAACAACGGTACAGCCGGTACAGCTATTACCAACAAGGCTGACCTATTGCCATTCATGCTTGTAAACATGGATGACGTATATGCCTGCTATTGGGGCGGTGCGGATTTGATTGTTGATAATCTAACCCTCGCGGCTGATGGTATCACACGTTTGATCATGAACTACTACGCTAACTGCAATGTTGGTCATGGTGCATCTGCAAAGTATGTAGCTGTAGCTTAATAGTTTCCCAGGTTAAGCCCCTGATCGATTATGCCATGCATGAAAAAGCACTGCCAATGTTCGATCGGGGGTTTTTCTTTAAATGATTTGTCATGAATATTACAAACATACAAGGCTTCATCTACGCTGACAAAGCACTTATAGGAGCGCCAGGTGCGGACTTCTTAGTTGCAAAGCGATTTGGAATCTCAAACACGGTTGATATTGTCATTGACGCAAGCGAACACGCTGGTTCAGCCGACATTACCTTGCAAGGTGGTGACTATCGTGCAATCAGTGTTAACGGCACAAAGTATACTTCACCGGATGCGTTAGTTACAGCATTGAACGCTGTATTAGAAGCAGGTCGAGTCTTTCCTGCCGTTGTTAATATGGCAGACTTGCCTACAGCAGCTACTGGATTAACTACAGGCGATTTGTACAACTCTTCAGGAACGGTCAAAGTCAAGGCGTAATGGATCATCCAATTGTCACTATAACCCATACAGGGGAAACTACAGCAGTAGACCCTATCCTTACAACAGCGCGTGTCAAGGCACACCTCCGTGTGGATTATAGCGATGATGACACGATGATCGACACATTGATTATTGTTGCTCAAGAATTGGTTGAGCAATACTGCGATTGCAAGTTTGGTGTTCAGACGTTTGCAGCGTATTGGGATTATTCACACAACGTTGTTCATATCCCTAAACTTGGAACAAAGAGCGGTGTTTCTTTTGACGAGTTAAATGATGCAGGCACATACGTCACAGTAGACGCTTCTGACTACGAGCTGGACACAAACACAAATCCAATGCGCGTACACATGAAGTCGTACGGATCTGGATTAGGCAAACTCAATCGCTTCCGGCTTTCGTTTACAACGACCATCGCAGAAGCTAACATCCCGTTCTATGTAGAGCAGGCTATGCTGATGATCATTTCGCACCTTTACGAGAATCGTCAGGACGCAGGTTACCGCAGAGTTCACGAAGCACCAATGAACAGCAGGTATCTCTTAGACAAGTATCGCGAACAATCCTTTATCTAATGTTGGATTTAGGTGAATTCCGATTTAAGGCTAAGGTTTTGCAGCCTGTTTATACTACTACAGATTACGGTGAGTACAAGGTTAGTCACTACACCGTACACGCTGATGCCTTTGTGAGGCGCAGAGATATTGAGTGGTCTACGATTGGAGAAGAGGCGCACGGCAAGCAACTTGTCACAGAAGCGCGTACCGAGTTCTATTTGAAGAAATATCGCTCAGAGATTACAGAAGACTACGTTGTCCTGCAAGGTCGATATACTTATGAGATAACGCGTGTTGATGACTTTGACTATGGTCGTTACACACGGTTAGTCTGTTTGCGCAGGGACAACTTCAACATTGCTGAAGATAGCGGTGTTGGTGCAATCGCAGGTCAATATGTTGAATACGAAGTAGGGACATACTGATGTCATTTGCAAGTAGATATAAACCCAACCTAAAGGTTGATACTCGTGATGTAGAGCGTTTTGAGAAAAACCTCAAGAAGCTGGAGGGAATGACCGTCAAGAAGCGCAGGGAAAAGATGGCTCAGGTTGCAAGACACGCCTTAGCACCAACAAAGAAAGCGATGGTCAAAAATGCCCTGGGCATAAAAAAGACCGGATTGCTTGCGCGTAGTATAACTAACGCCACCTACAAAAGAACAGGTTTTGGATCTGTAGCAGGCGCAAGGACTGGCCCTACTATACGAGGCAAAAGCAAGAACCGAGCGTTCCACGCACATTTAGTCGAGTTAGGCACAAAGAAGAAGATTAAAAAAGTCAAAGGCACGGGTAGTTTTAACTTTTACAGCGAGAAATACGGCAGGCGCGTAGTGACAAAGGTGATAAACCACGGATCAAGAGCGCTGCCTTATATCGCTCCAGCTTGGGCAGCGACTAAAACAAAAGTGCGTAGCAGAATGCGTGACAAGATGAAAACCATTTTGGATAGTCTCCGAAAAGAAATTAAGCAATCGTCATGATCCACGTCATAAGAAAACTACTTGTTGATAGCACAGTCAGCAGCCTTATACCTTTGCGACAGGCGAACAAAATAGGTTTAGTAAAAGCACCACAAGCAGTGCGAAGACCATACGCAGTCATTGATCTGGAAAACACGCAGTTGGAAAGGTCAATACAAGGAATTGCAAGAGAGACTTACGCAATCATGGTCTACATTACCGCAACAGAAATGGGTGACGCTTGGACTTACCACGATGGTGTGAAGCAAGTCTTAGATGAATTCTCAGGAGATGTCACCGTTGGCAGCAACACAACAAGTGTAGCAAGGATTGCTCTGCGTGATGTCACTACCGATGCTCACGAACTGCATGAGTTCTACACTGTGCAGATGATGTTTGATCTTTATATCGTTTAATCAAACCAAGTTTACAACACACACATAAAAATGTGCGTATTTCGTAACTCAAAACTAACTCGTTATGGCAGCAGAACAAGGAAATAAAATCACGTTACACATCAAGGCTGAACCAACGGCTGCGGCAAGTACCATCACGTCCCTAACGGGTTATGCTGATATTGAAGGTGTAACAAGCGCTTCTATAAGCATGAGCAATGCGACATACGAGGTTGACTTTAAGGATGTAACTGCTGTCGGAGCTTCTGGTCAAGCTCCTGAACTAACTCCTACACGAGCATATGCTGTGGGTACTACTTCAGCAAACTTGTCAATCGAGGGTGTATATGACCCAACTTTGACTGACAATGCTGAACAACTATTTGACTTCTGCAAAAACAAGACTCGCATTGGGATCTTCTTTGGAAGTACAGCAGGAGGCGACAAGGTGGGAGGCATGGGATTCTGCAATAGTTTTGATCTATCCGGTGGTGTAAATGATTTTGTCACCTTCTCAGCATCATTCGAATTAACCGGTGACCCTACAATCTTCTCATAATGGCTACAATTAACGCAAATACGGTTGCTCTTTACATCGATGTTGCCGGAGGCAATACAGGAAGCCCTGCTGATGATACTTCAGCAGCCCCAGCTCTTATTCCTGTAGCTTACAGCACGAGTGCTTCTATCTCTGTTTCTAACGCGACATACGAAGCCACTTCAATTACAGCAGCAGGCACGGGTCAAACCACTCGCGATTATGCTGTTGGCAGTTCATCAACATCTATGTCTGTAGAAGGCGTTTTAGATTGGACTGTAACAACGGGGACACTTGACATAAATGCAATGTTCGATGCTTTTAAAGCAAAGACAGAGATAACTGCAATTTGGCAGTCTACTGCTTCTGGAAAAGCCTTTGGAGGTAAAGGCTTTTTAACCTCATTTGAATTGTCTTCTGGTGTAGACGACTTCGCAACGTACTCCGCCAGCTTGGAATTAAATGGAGATCCTGAGAAAATCACCTGATAGTTTGTTTCTTGATTTTATGTGAGAAGAGCGGTACGTATGTATCGCTCTTTTCTTATTTTAGCACAAACTATTAGCTATGAATCAATTATCAGGTCGTTTTGAAGTGCAGTTGGGGAAGAAGAAGCACAAGTGCCACTTGAGTATGAATGCTTTTCGTTTGTTATGTGAGTCTGAGGAAATATCATTTAAGGATATGCAGAAGTGGATGCAGAAGGACGAGATGAGGGCAATCTGTGTGGTAGTGTATTGGGGGTTGGTCAATAACGTCTACTTTACCGCAGGCAACATTGATGATCTACCAAATCAGGAATATGTGGCTGCGCACCTCCTTGAGGACTTTGATGCTTTAGCTACTTACGGCAAGCACATTAGCCAAGCGATGGAGGGTGAGCCAAACAAACCTGGTAAGGCTAAAAAGGGGGGAAAGAAGTAGACGACCAAGACGTAACCTCTCGTAGTTGGCATGATTTGTACGAGGAGGGTTTGTCATTGGGTTTGCTTCCAATGCAGTTTTGGTCGTTGACGTTCTTTGAGTACGCCAGCTACTCGAAACACTTAAAGCATCAGGACAGCAGGCAGTGGTGGCACACAAGCAGCTTGATGGCTTTGCAAGCGAACATTAATCGCGACCCAAAGAAAACACCTCAGCCATACAAGCCTAAAGACTTTCACCCTTATCCAGATCAAGATAAAAAGAAAGCAAAGTTTGTTCGTGGTTTAGAAAAGGAGAAACGAGACCTTACGGATTCGTGGGCGAAAAAACTCCTTGACAAACATGGCTGAAGAATTAAGTAAGTTATCGGTAGTATTTCTGTTAGATACTAAAGGCTTTGAGAAAGCCCTAACCGACACACAAAAGAAGATGCGTCGAGTCGGCAGAGAGATGTCCGACTTAGGCAAAAAGATGTCTATCGGTCTGACTGTGCCTATTGCATTGGCCGGCAAAAAGATCGTCGAGACAGCCACTGCCTTTGAGTATCAGATGGCTCGTGTTCAAGCGATCAGTGGTGCAACTTCTCAAGGGTTTTCTCAACTCAGCGGAAACGCGGAAAAATTAGGAGCGTCTACCATCTTTACTGCAAGGGAGGTAGGGGCATTGCAAGAAGAATTTGCAAAGCTGGGATTTAGCGCTGAGGAAATAACGAAGGTCACCGAAAGCACTCTGTCGTTAGCGCAAGTTACCGGAGCAACTCTGCCCAGGGCAGCGGAAGTAGCCGGAGCAACTTTACGCACGTTCAATATGGAGGCTTCACAAGTAGGTGAAGTCAACGATATGGTGGCTGTAGCCATCAGTAAGTCAGCATTGGACTTCGAGTCATTTGCCGAGACTATGAAATACGCAGGTAGCCAAGCCGCAGTGAGTGGTATTGGTATGTCTGAGCTGGGTGCGGCTATGGGGGTATTAGCGAACCGAGGTGTTAAAGGTTCAATTGCAGGTACTCGACTCAGAATGATTTTCGCCAAACTCACACAAGAAGGGGGCGATACACATCAAAAGTTCTTAGACTTGATCCATGGCAGCATGACCATGACGGAAGCCATTGATCGCTTCGGTATTCGCGCTGCAACCGCTATTCCGGTCTTACAAGAGAATGCTGCCGAGTTTGACAACTTAGAGCGTTCGATGGCTTTGTCTTCCGGTACTCTTGAGATCATGCAGGAGGTCATGGATGACACTTCTTTTGCTGCACAGAAGAAGCTAAAGTCCGCTATGGAGGATGTGAGCATCCAGATCGGAAAGGTCTTACTACCGATAGTCAATGCGCTTGCCAACTTCTTGACTATAATAGCTAATGGCTTTGCGGGTCTTCCAAAGTTTATTAAGACTGTTATTGTAATTGTTTCAGGATTAGTGGCTGCCATTGGCCCTCTTTTATTGATTTTAGGTACTCTTAGTATCTCTATGGTCAGCATACAGTTGTTGTCACCAGGTGTCGCAGCAGCCTTATCGACTATGCTTGGCCCTGTCGGTTTGTTGGTAACTGCTTTCTCTGTTTTAGGACTAGCTCTGATCTCAACAATTAAGATTCAAAAAGACGTAGAAAGTTTCAGCGATCGTATGGCAAGGGCTAACGATAGAGCCGCTGAAAGCACAGTCAAAAACACATCAACCATAAAGACCTTAATTGGTGCTTATGAAAATGAAAACCGCACACTTGCTGAGAAACAAGAAATATTAGATAAACTCGCTCAGTTACAGCCGGAATATTTTGAAGATTTAGCCGCAGAGTCTACAACTATTGATACGTTGAAAGGTAAATATGATCAGTTGTTTGCCGCAATGATGAAGATGGAAAAGGCTAAAGCATTTATGGCTGAGGCAAATCGATTACAATCAGAAAGAGTACAGCTATTATTAGAGCAAGACCGAGCGCAATCACGATTGAATGAGATTGAGACAAGGGCTGCGGCAGGGGAGTCAGGATACGCGCCAACGCAAAGTATTCGTGAAGGGACATATCAAGACCCGAAATTCTTTGAGAAAGGCGAGTTAAATCAGACGATCAATAACATTGATGATGATCTAGATAAATTAGACGCGCAAGGCGAGCGTTTAAAGGAGATCATGACGGAGAAAGGCTATTTTGAGTTGTTGCTTGGCGATAATAAAAACGCAACAGGGACACCAAGTAGTTTGGAAAAAGCCATTCAAGACCAGCTTGATATAATGGCAAAACTGGAGCGCCAATTAAAGATAATTGAAAAGCGCAAAGTTGAATTGAATCTTGGTGATTTAGATGTCGAAAAAGAGCAATTAAAAGCATACACAACTGCATTTGACGGCCTAATAGAGGCAGGCGTTGACGGGGCAGATGTTGCCGCGAATCTTTCTTTGGTTGGTGATGAGGTTCGTGACTTAAGTACATCAATAAGTAATGCTGAAGATTTAGAAGGCATTGGTCAGGTTTTGTCTAAATTGTTTAGTGACATTGAAAAAGCAGGGACGCTGTTCGGGAGTTCTGATCAAAGCCCTGTTGATAAATTAGCTAAACTCAAAGCTGAATTTGCAGCCACAGGCAAAGCCCTTGCCAAGTTGAAGTCAGAGTACCCAGAAGCGACAGATCAAATACTTCAGCAATCAGAGGCTTATAAAGCCTTAGCAGCGGCTATTAAAGTTGCTCAACAAGAGGTTGATGAGTTTAATCTGCAACAGGAGATCACGGGTCATTTACAAAGAGCAATTATTGACGGTTCATTTGCGATGGGCAACGCGTTTTCTGCTTTAGCAGACAGCACAAAAAGTTTTGGACAAGCTATGTTGGAGGCTATAACTTCAACACTATCCGCATTAGTTCGCCAAATCTATATGACCTGGGCTTTAGAGGCAATAAAAGCTGATGTACCTGCGCTTGGGAAAATTGCATTACTTGGTGTTGGAGCTGGAGCGATTAGCGGGTTCTTAAATCAAATCCCAAAACTGGCCCAAGGAGGAATCGCTGTCGGGCCACAATTAGCGATGGTCGGGGACAATCGTTCCGGACGAGAAGCTATTATTCCGCTTGAGAAGTTACCAGGGCTAATGCAGAAAATGGGCGGAGGCAATGGCGGTCGTTTGTATGGTACAATTCAAGGATACGATTTAGTTTTGTCAAACGAGAGGAACAATCGCCTCATGCAAAGAGCATCACGATAATGGCTATACAACAACGATTTGAAAGCACTATACAAAGTGGGAGTGGTGACGCTTACAGGTTAAAGGTTTATGATCTGGATCACAGCACTACAGGAGGAGTAGAATTGGCAACATGGGGTTGGACGATCTCATCATCAGGAGTTCAAAATATTGAGACGATTTATGACTCAGTTGTGATCAATTGGGATGGTCAAACTGACAAGATTCACCAAGGCATTATTGGCAGCACCTTGAGTGTATCGTTCTTGGCTCAGGACGCAAAAGGATATGGTCTACTTACTGCTCTTAAGCACAGCACAGAATTTAAGATAGGCATTGTAGTTGAGAGATTGAATTACGATAGTGGTGGTGCTGCATATGAGGTTTATTGGCGAGGTGTTGCGCTTCCGGAAGCCGTGCAAGTGTCATATAGCGATATGCCTATGGTCATTGACATGATGTTTGTGGATGGATTAAGCACACTGCGTGACGTACAATATGTAGACACCGACTTTAGCTTTTATGATGGTTGGGAAACTTGTCGCAGCCAAATCGGCAAGTGCTTTCGACACCTTCCGCATTTAGACTTGTGGGAAAACAACGATCCTTTCTTTTACGAGGCTTGTGATATGTTCCATGATAACCACGCTACATACAATGCAAGCAATGAGATCACATCAATCTCATCAATCACAAACAACGTAGGAGCAAGACAGGAAATTTGGTACGAACCTCGTCGTGTTACACCGCCATTCTATAGGGAAGGTTATGTGCGTACTGAAGGGATGACCTGTTACGAAGTGATTGAGCATTGGATGATTGCGTTAGGGCTGCGTTTGTCGCATTCAAACGGATGCTTTTTAGCAGTAAGCCCGTTTTTGAAAACAACAGATCGCAATAGTCGACTCTACAAGTCAACTAAGCAATCAATGGTCGATGCTTCATATGACGATTCTGCATCTGTATCTGACTTTAACAATACAGATTTACTGCCTGATACAATTGATTTAGAAGTAGAAAAAATTATGGCTGGCAGTACGCAATCTTATTTGCAGGCAGTCAGAGGTATATACTATAAGCACTTACAAGGCGGTAGTTCCAGGATATTTCCGGTAGTCAATTGGGTTGCTGTCGAAGGTGAGTTTCCTCAGACAGATATTTCACAAAACGTGCTTGGTCAAATATTTGACATATCTGAAAACTACACTGTTCAATTCCCATTATCAAACACAACAGCAGTTGTTCCTACTGCAAAAGATTTAAGGCTTGTTGGACGTTTCCAACATTGGTTTCGTATTGCTGATGTGCCAAGTTCTTATGAAGATGCTGCTATAGGCGCTCAGTTTGAAATACGCATGAAGATCAAAGTTGGTCAATACTATTTAAAGCAAAGCGTTTCTTTATTGCCGTTGAGTAACTTTAACAATGACAGCGATTTCGGTAAAATCGTAAAAAGCGGATCAGATATAACGAGCTGGAGACCACTTGTCATTGACAGTGATGTAGAGTGGACTACAAACAGCGCTGACCGATTTAGCTTTCCTTCATTCCTTGTCCCGAATGACGCAAATGTGCCTTCTGTTGATTTGCTTCAATATGATGCGGGATCTGGAAACATGGAAGAATACGCTTGTGGATTTGGAACAAGGAGACATCCCGACAATCCAAATCAAATGAAGTTTGATTCGGTCTCCCGTAATTTATGGCAGCAGGCTTATGAAGTTGTTTTAGACTCTACCCTACCTCCTTTACCAACAACTACAATTGAAGAGACAGGCGTTGAGATTACCGTAGATATTATAGGTTATTTAAACAATGGAGCAGTCATCACACCAGCGAACAATCCATCTAATTACACAGATATAGTATTCCCTACAAATCCGATTAGACCTGATGGCGCAAGAATTATAGGGTTTAATATGTTTATTGGAGACGGAACAGATGAAGACGATGCGTTTTACTACGCTCAAGGCTCTACTCCGCATGGCACAGAAATGGTCTTAGGGGGAGAGACTTTAATTGCAAGTAGAGTTGTAGAAGATTATGGGACAGAAGGAGTCATCGTAAGCACCGGAACTGAGGGATTTAGTCACGAGTGGTATAGTGAAAATGGGTTTGTGTTTAATGAGAAGAAGCGAACTTTGGAAGTCTTAGCTGATGAACACATAAGACAACGTAGTACTACACGCGATTTATTCAATCTTACCTTTTTAGCGCGTACTGCCGAACAACCTTGGTTTGGCCCTCATCAGCGCTATAAATGGTTGCACGAGGGCATATCGCATACACTTGTACCGCTTTCTATGCGCCACCAGCTCACAGAAAATATGTTGTCCATTACAGGTTACGAGAGTGTACGAGATTCGGGTACAATCGTAGAACACAATGATGCAAACAAAAAAGATGGCGGAGTTCACAATGTTGGAGAAGGCCCTGGCATTACAGGTCATTCACCGATCTATCGACCACGCACAACTTTTGGCACGTCCAATCCTGGCATTACGGCTGAACAAGCAACTAAATTAGGATTTATTGACGTGACGAGTAGTGTTGACCTTGATAACATATCTACAGGATCTGGAGACAGCAGTTTGTTTGGAGACCTCTTCCCAATCTTTATTAGCAAGAAATAATGGCTACAGCATACAAAATAGCGCAATTTACGATTACTGCCTCTAACACTTCACAAGAGGCGTTTGCAGCGAGCGCGAGCAACACAGTGGTGTCAAGCGTTATCTGCAATGACGCAGCGGGCGCTACTGTCACTTTAAGTGTCAAGAAAGGCACAACGACAATGCAAATTGTCAATCAGACGTTGGCATCAAACGCAAGCATTGATCTGTTGGTTTCGCCTATCGCTTTGGAAGCAACAGACAAATTAATGGTAACCTCAACCCGTGCAAGCGGCTCGAACTTCGTAATCAGTTATGTCGAGGATACAAATAGCGTCAGCGGTCAAGCCATCGGGGGACTTGCAGATG